TTTTTAGCAGTTGATACTAAATTTGCTAAAGTATCTACCGCTGCATCACCATCAATTGGTGAAGCGTCAGTTCCTGTACTAGTACCATCACTTGCATTGTCATAAATAAATTTCAATACATTGTAATCGTAGTTTTTCTTTAATGAATATGCACCTGAAGAGGTTGCAAGAGCTTCAAAGTTTACATGAGATTGTCTTTCTTCAATGTCATCTACTTTAAAAGCAAAATAAGAACCTTGGTCAACTGTCATAGTTATTTGATCATCTGCTAATACTTGTGTGTCAACTGTTTGACCTCTAGCATAATCTCTAACTGTGATTGTTGGCTCCTTAATGATTCTTACTGTATCGCCAAAATTTTCAATTTCTCCAGCGTAATCAGTGTTAGTAATATCCTCTACCACTGATGCTCTTCTGAAGAATTTTTGAACCTTCTGACTAAAGATTTGTGGAGTAAAATTACCTGAAGGTAAATTATTATATCCACTAGAACTTCCAAAAGCCATGGTTGTTCCTCCTATTGTTTAGTTAGATTGTTAATTATAATTAATTCTACCTTCTAAACGTGCAAGGTCAATCTCCTTTTCAAACTTTTCAAACTCATGAGGTTTTAATTTAGCAATCTCACTAGTTGTCCAAATTTTTTTCTTTGGTATATCAGAATCAGTAGCTTTTTTAGTTTTAGAAATTGCTTTAGCAGCTTCTTTCTTAACATCCTTTTCTTCTTTCTTAGTTAGTTTACTAATACCACGATCCATTTTATATAGATCAATAGCTCTAGCAGCTAACTTTGAGTTAGATGTATTTTCATACAACCAACTTTGAATAGTAGGATCTTGTTGTTCAGCCCATTCATGAAAATCATCCTCTTGTCTAAGAGTGTGAAAATCTGGGTGAATTTTTAAAAGTTCTACTTCAGCTTTTTCTTTTGCAATTTGTTCTTGCTGGAGTTCTAAATTTTTATATTTATTTTCAAGTTCTGCAGTTTGAGTAGTTGCTTTGTTCATTGCAATGGTTTCAACCATATCATAAACATCAGGGTACTCTTTTCTCCATGCCTCTAATTCATCTGCTGATTTAGGTGGCACAAATTGTTTAGCATTTGATTCTAATTGTGTACGCAAAGATTGAAGTTCTTCCTTGTGTTTATTAATTGTAGAATCATAGTGTTTTTTCAAATCGTCATAACGTTTCTTAAAAACACGATCTTCAGCTTTGGCAGGGCGTTCAGCGATAGGAGTAGCCTTTTGTTCTGATTCGTCTGCAGTCTCTTCAGATGCATCGGTGTCCTTCTGTTCGGTTGCTGCGTTTGCTTCTCTTTGTTCCCTATGAAACTTAGCTAATTCACCTTTTGCAAATGCCTCTGTTTCAGCATCATCAGTATCTCTAACTTTGCTATAAGGATTAGCATTTTGTGTTTTAACTTTAGTTTCTTCAGAAACCTTCTTTTCTTCTTCCATTATTTTTACCTATTGGTTGAGTGCCTTATGGGTAAGGGTAGCTCTATTCCATAATTTGTGGGCTGATACTATACTGAGGCTACTGCTTCTTCTACTGACTCTGAAATATCTTCTTCATCAATAATGTCTGAATCTAATTGATCTGTATCAACTCCAGATTCAGGTGTGTCTGCCATTGCCATTTGTGTATCAGGTGGCACAGATTGATTATCCATCTGGTTTGTTTGGGCAGAGGCAGAATCTTGTAAATCGTTTAAAAAACTAACGATTGACTGTTCTTCACCCTGACCACCATAATTTTTGTTAGCAAAATTTTTTGCAACAGAAATTGGTATAATAACATTCTCTTCGGTTACTGGAGCTGCATCCAATAAAGGATTCAACTCTGGTGCAACTTTACTAAGAACTTTTTTAACAGATGGAGATAAAACTTGTACTAATAAAGCCTTTTCTTCATCTGGTAAATTTTGTAATCTTTCACCTAAATTACTTTCTACTGGTGCAGATTTCTCTTCAACAGGTTCAGGTGCTTTTGCTACTTGAGTATCTTTTTTTGGTGGGCCAAATAATTCTTTCATTCCAGATAAATTAGGTGGATCTATTTTTTTAGTAGATGTATTCATCATACCTGTCATAGTAGCTTTATCTTTTACAACAGTTCCTTTCATATCTTTAATAGCCATTACTTTCTACCTGCCCAGTAACATAAAGGTAAAATAATTTTTCTGTAAACTCTACCAAGTGTATGTCTTTTACCTCTAAGAGATTGTCTCATATCAATTGTACTATGTACAGCAATATGTTCTAAAATGTTTTTAATAAATTTATTTGTAATACCTTTTTGTTTTGCATATTTAACTAAAGGTAAAAATAATTTATGATATCCTTTTTGATACTCTGGTGAAATATCTTTGTGAAACTTCATCCAAATTTTATTTCTAAATGATCCAAAACCATATGATTCATTCATCATTGTACAAACTATTTTACCACTATCTCTAGTGTTATCACTTCCCCCACTTTGTCCAGGTTTAGTTGTACCTGTTACTGGTTTTTCTTTATTGTATTTATTTACTTGATCTTGATATTTATCTGCTTTTTCTTGTTGTCGTGCAGCTTTAGCTTCGTATTTAGCTGCTTTTGCAAGGGCAGCATCTTTTTTTCTACCAGGTGGTAAACCAGCTGCTGATCTTCTTAATTCTGTTGCTTTATTACGATTTTTAGAAGCATATCCTGCAACTTTATCAGTTCTTTTTTGTGCAGAATTACCTAAATTACCAAATGCAGAGTTTCTATTAAAACCATCAAATACAGTTCTATTACCATCTGAATCTCTATCAATTATTCTACCTGGATCTGTAGATGAACCTAAATCACCTCTAGTTTGAAATCTTCCTGTTTTAAATTTATCTGTAGGTGAAGGTTCTGGTGAAATTGCTTTTAATACACCACCTATAGCTTGTCCAATAATTTTTACAGATGCACCAGGTTGTAAAATACTATCAGCAGTTTTTTTAATTTGTGTCCCTGTTGCTTTTAATTGATCTACAGCAGTTGGTACTTTTTTAATTCCTAGTTGAGCTTGTGTGCCTGCATCAGCTTCTAAATCTTGATCTGCAACTTGTGTTGTTTGTGGTGATGCTGATATACCTAACGCTGGACCACCCATTCCTCTAGAACGACCTGGAAAAGCTGATATACCTAATGATCTATTTTGTGGTGAAGGTAAATCTGATCTTGTTTGAGTTTCTGTTCGTTGAAATGCTGGATCAAAACCTAAAGCCCCTCTTTCTGAAGATCTAACACCTTCAACTGGATCTCTACCTCTAGCAACTTGTTTGCCTTTTGGTTCACCAAATAAACTTTTTAAAAATGTAGGTGATCTTTTTTCTAATTCTGCTTTTGATAAAGTGACTGTAGTTGCACCTTCATCTATTACAGCATCTCTTAACATTAAATCTTGTTCATCAATATCTACATCTGTGACATCTCTTCTCATAGCTGCCTTAGTTGGATCTTCTCCAAATGTTCCTATAGTTGGCCCTTTTATTTCTTGTATACCTATATCTCTATCAGCAGCTGTTTCATCTTCTTTCATAGCATCAAAAGTACTAGTTAATAAATCACTAGTTTTTTCTGCTTCGTCAAATGTTGATGTTCTTAAATTAGTTAAATCTAAATCTTCATCTCTATCATCTGAACCACTACCAGTTCTAAATGCTGAAGCTGTTTGAGTTTGTAATTCTTCATCTGCTTTCTTTTTAGTTGTAGCAGCATCATCAGTTACTTCTACCACTCCTAATTGTGGTAAATTAATTACTGGTACACTTGCAAAACCAACAGTCTTAGTTGAGTATGCTCCTGTGTTAGCATCTCTTACTAATTCTATTGTTCCACCTTGTTTTCTAAAAGGATCAAATTTAGTTGTTGCCATTATCTATCTTGCTCTGTTTGTTGGCCTCTTGGAGATTGAGGATTTGCCGCACTAAAGCCAGCTTCCCCTGGCATCGGTACATTGCCTGTTCCGATGTTGCCACCTCCAGCTCCTGTTGGATCTGTTGGCGAAGCTCCTGTAGGCATTGGACCAGCCTGTCCCATTTGGGTTTGTCCTCCAGCAGGGGCCTGATTATTTTGAGTATTTCCATTTACCATTCCCATTATTTGTGCATAGATCGCAGCTTTCTCTGGATCATTAATTAATTGATCTGGATCAATATCTAAAGACAGGATTAGCTGCTGTTTGCATAAATGTCATTAGTCTTTGAGATCTTACTTCTTTCTGCATCAAAGAAGAAGTGCCTTGTGCTTTGATTTCTAGATCACCTAGTATATGCGGAGCATCATCATTAAATTGCATGTTCCAATAAAATAATGATTGTCCTAAGGGTTTTAATAAATAGTCATCTATATTTTTAATTACTGTTTTAATATTTAAAGCTGCAGCACCCATTAGCATTGACATACCTGATGCTGTTCTAGTTGTAGATTGTACACCTGTTGCTCCATGTGAGT